TTTAAAGGGCACGTTCAGATTATGGCGCCTGAGAATAAAAACTTAGGTAATTCTAAAATTGAACAGTTTGAGCCAGGTAATTTAAAAGTTTCTGTTTATCAAAAACAGTTAGACGAGTTGGGTGTTGATATTAGTTTCGGTGATTATATCGGGTACTACGAAACTGAGGATAGAGTTAGATATTATACGGTGAATAACGATGGAAGGGTAATTTCGGACAATAAACATACATATGCGGGTTACAGGCCGTTCTATAGAACGATTATGGCATCTGCAGTTGTGAATAATGAATTTAGAGGTTTATAATGGACATCCTAATTACAGAATCACAAATAGAAGTATTACGAAGAGTACATGAAATAAGTGACCTTGTTGATTACACTATTCACCACTTAAATAATGATATTAAAAGTGGTGGTCCAGGTAATAAACCCGACAATTTCGGGGTATATGAAAATTGGGTTACACAAAGAGTTAGTAACATATTCCAACGTAGACATCCGAATATTGATTATAAAAAACTTGATTTTTTAATGGTTGTGTCGGGAGCATATAATGATAAACTAAAAAGAGGGTTCAAAGACTCTAGAAAGAACTAATGAATATATTAATTACAGAAAGACAAAAAAAAATGATTCTTGAAACCGTCACAAATAAAGAAATAATTTGTGACAAGTGTGGATGGTCTTGGGATTTATCAGATGGTGGTGAAGACCCTTATATTTGTCATGAATGTGGTTATAATAATTCTGAAAAAGATTACCGAGGAAAACGTGTTATGGTTTATTATAATTTACATAAACATACTTTTTCCGTAACATATAAATCAATAGTAATATTACACGCCGATTATGTTAAACTATCGGACGTTGAGTTCCGTGTTAGACAAGGTGGTAAAGATAAAGTTAGAGGAGAAAAAAGAAAAAATGTTCACGCATTTGTTATTGGTACTTTAGTAGATTATTGTGAATACCCTTGTGAAAACATACCACAGGAACCAACAGATAAAATTGTTACATATGACCCATACAAATACGATAGTTTTGTTTATAAAGGAACAGAAGAACCCGTATACAAAGCCAAAGAGGTTGACATGATTAACCAAAAAAATAAATTATTCGTAATTAACGAAGTAAGAAAGTTTTAAGATGCCGTTACCTAAAAAAATAAAGAAAAATATTCCTTTAACCGAATCCAAGACTCTTCTACCAAGAAGACAGGAATTAGTTGATAAAATTAATAAGGATGGAACCTATCTACCTAAGTCATTATTACATGCCGATTTGGATGGTGGGTTTTTAGAATTTGTTAAGAATGAATTAAAGACAGTTATAGATGGTAAAATAATACCAACAATTGATATTTTAGTAACAACTCAGAATTGGAGTCAATTTACTGAGACGTGGAATTTACAGAATCTTGATAAGAATGTTGAGCCGCCATTTATTACAACGGTAAGAGTTCCTGAAGTAAAATTTGGAACAAATCCTGCCGTACTTTACAATATCCCAAACAGACGACAATATTTTTATGCTCAAGTACCAACATGGGATGGACAAAGAAATGGTATGGACATATACAAAATCCCCCAACCCGTTCCTGTAGATATCTCATATACTGTTAAAATAGTTTGTAATAGAATGAGAGAAATCAACGAATTCAATAAAAACGTCATAGAGAAATTTGCATCAAAACAAGCCTACCAAGTTATTAAAGGTCATTATATCCCTATTGTTATGGGTAATATTTCTGACGAATCTGTTATGGAGTTGGAGAAAAGAAAATTTTACATCCAAAGTTATGAGTTCACCTTATTAGGTTTCCTAATTGATGAAAATGAGTTTGAGGTTTCTCCAGCGGTTTCGAGAGTTTTACAAGTTGTTGAGTTTGATACTAGTACTACAAAAAGACGAGTTAAGAAAGATATTAATATGGGAGGTAATGAAATTGATGTGTTATTTGTCGTTGGTAATAATGTTAACTCACAAATATTTGATTATACCACAAATATAATAATTGCTACCCCAACTAATGTTGAAAGTTTTGATGTTTACGTTAACAATGATTATTATGGTTCTGATTTAACAGAAATCCAAATAAACACTGACGATAAGTTAAAATTTGTAATTGTTAAAACAGATGATACCATAGAATCAATAATTAGGTTATTTGGTAACCCAATTTAATCCTCACCATATACATCAGGTTTCCCCTTACACTTCTCAACTATCATTCTTTCTAGGAATCGATACATTTTAATTCCCTTCTTTTCACAATAGGTCTTTAGGATATCATGAACCTCAATTGATATCTTTAGATTCTTTATTTTTTTTACTTTATCGTCCATGGTAGAAAAAAGGTAGAATTTATTCTACCCAATTTATAAATACTTACTACAAAGTAAAGTATTTTGGTTTTTTTTCTAATATTTATCTATAAAATAAATTAACAAGCTAAAAGAAAAAAAATAATGGCAACAAACAACAAAGTATTCGTGTCTCCTGGAGTGTATACCTCTGAAGTTGATTTGAGTTTTGTGGCACAAAGTGTAGGTGTTACAACTTTAGGTATTGTTGGTGAGACTCAAAAAGGTCCCGCTTTCGAACCTATCTTTATCAGAAACTTCGATGAGTTTTCGGCATATTTCGGAGGAACATCTCCTGAAAAATTCATAAACACACAAATTCCTAAATATGAAGCGGCGTATATCGCAAAAGCTTACTTACAACAGTCTAACCAATTGTTTGTAACAAGAGTATTAGGTTTATCAGGTTATGATGCGGGTCCATCTTGGTCAATTACCACAAAGGCAAATGTTAACCCAACAACAGTTGAGTTCGATTGTATTTCAGGTCAAACCGTTGATTGTGTGTTTGAATGTACTTTACCTAACGTTATTAGTTACTCAATTCCGTTTACGGGTTGTAGTAATAGTGTTAATAGTATTTCATTTACAGGACCTATTCCATCAGAAATAGCGGCCAAATTAAATTTACCGTATGAAAACTTTAATGGTAGTACTGGTACATTATATCAAGATATGACAAATCAAATTTTTGATATTATGAACGCAACTAATCCATATATTGCAGAAACAACTAACATTAATTATTACGGACCTATTTCAGGTGATGTATATAATTCACTATCACCAATTTTCACGGCAGAAACAAACGTATTTGACGTTGAGAATGTTGATGAGAGTATGATTAATTACGCGGCACCACAAAACGACCCTTGGTATTACGCATTATTTGATAATGTTGGAAGTGCGGTTTATAGCGGTTATTCTTTTTGGTCAATCGTTACAGATTTAACTGAAGTTATTAGTACTACAACAACAACAAGTACTTTACCAACACCAACACCAACACCTGACCCTTGTAACCCAACACCTACAGGAACAACAACAACAACAACATTACCTAAACCAACAAAATGTTATACAGGTATTTTAACAGGACAAATCTACATATATAAAGGAACCGCTTTCACAGATTTTGATGATTTAGTGGTGGCAACTTTACGTTCAAGAGGTTTGGCTACTTACGGTAGTGATGATGGTGCGGTATATGAAGTTCCAGGTGGAGTTAACGCATACAATCAATTTGACGGTCATGATGTACAATTAGATTGTACAGGAACGTATTCAGGTGTAACCAAAAACCCATTCTCAACATTTGGTATTAATGTGACAGATAAAGACGGTAATCCGTTCTTCTTCGAAACGTCATTATCAAATTCAGATAGTAAGTACATTGCTAAAGTGTTCGGACAATCTAATTTTGCTAAACCAAGAACTGTAGTTCCGTTGTTTGTTGAAGAGAGATTCCAAGCATTATTAACTTATGGGTGGAGAAAAGGATTTATTAGAGGATTAAATTGTGAGTTAACGGCATTACCTAACGCAAGACAAGGTGTTGACCCAACTTCAATTGCTTGGTATCTTGAAAAATATCAATCACCTGTGTCACCATGGGTTGTATCTGAATTAAGAGGTACTAAAGTATACAACTTATTTAAATTTACAACAATTGCTGATGGTGACGATGCAAATATTGAGGTTAAACTATCAATTGCGAATATCTCGTTTAATAATGGTACTTTTGATGTAATCGTTAGAGATTTCTTTGACTCGGATAACAGTCCTGTTGTTCTTGAAAAATTCACTAACTGTTCTATGGACCCAAATGATAATAGTTTTATTGCTAAAAAAATTGGTACGTTAGACGGAGAATACGCTTTGAACTCTAAATACGTTATGATTGAGATTAACGAGGATGCTCCAATAGACGCATTACCTTGTGGATTCGAAGGTTATAACTTTAGAGAATATGCGGGGGTTAGACCTCCATTCCCTGTTTACAAAACAAAATATGATTTTCCAGGTGAAGTGGTTTATAATCCACCGTTTGGTTTATCTTCAGGAGCTGATGATATTATAAGAAGTAATGGTGATAATGTTCGTAGAACTTATCTTGGTATTTCTGACACTGTTGGTTTTGATGTTGATTTCTACACATATAAAGGTAAACAATTACCATTAGATGTTTGTACAGACGTTTCAGGTGATGAATGGGCGTACCGAACAAGAGGATTCCATATGGACATCAACGCACATGTAATCAAGATACCAAACTATTTTTCAACAAGTGGTACACCAGCGTTTTACGTAGGTTCCGCACCATTTACTTCAGACCCTGACGAGGATACGAATCCGTATTATAGACTATACGCACGTAAATTCTCGTTATTATGTCGTGGAGGATTTGACGGATGGGATATCTATAGAGAACATAGAACAAACGCTGATAGATTCGTATTAGGTAAGATTGGTTATAGAAATGGGGCGTGTCCTTCATTCAAATACCCAACGGCTACAGGATGGGGAGCGTTTAAACAAATTACTGTTGGAGACAATGGACAAGATTGGGCAAACACTGACTATTACGCTTACTTATTAGGACAACAAACATTCTCTAACCCTGAAGCGGTTAATATTAACGTATTTGTTACTCCAGGTATTGATTATGTAAACAATTCTAACTTAGTAGGAGACGCAATTGAAATGATTGAGTTCAACAGAGCGGATTCGGTTTATATCTGTACAACACCTGACTACAACATGTTTGTACCGTCAACAGGTGACCAATTAGATATGATTTATCCACAAGAAGCGGTAGACAATTTGGAAACTGCGGGTATTGACTCAAACTACACGGCAACTTATTACCCATGGGTTTTAACAAGAGATACTGTAAATAACACTCAAATCTATATCCCATCTACGGCTGAGGTAACAAGAAACTTGGCGTTAACAGATAATATCGCTTTCCCTTGGTTCGCTGCGGCGGGTTACACTCGTGGTATCGTAAGTGCTATCAAAGCAAGAAAGAAACTTACTCAAGAAGACAGAGATGTTCTTTATAAAGGTAGAATTAACCCAATCGCAACCTTCTCTGATGTCGGAACTGTAATTTGGGGTAACAAGACTATGCAAATTAGAGAATCTGCTCTTGACAGAATCAACGTAAGAAGATTATTGTTACAAGCTCGTAAATTAATTTCAGCGGTTTCAGTAAGATTATTGTTTGAACAAAACGATGAGAAAGTAAGACAAGATTTCTTGGATGCGGTTAACCCTATCTTAGACGCAATTAGAAGAGACAGAGGATTATACGATTTCCGTGTAACAGTTTCCTCAGACGTTGCTGACTTAGATAGAAACCAAATGACAGGTAAAATCTATATCAAACCAACTAAATCTCTTGAGTTCATAGACATCACGTTCTATATTACTCCTACAGGTGCATCGTTTGATAATATCTAAAAATAATATTAAGACAAGTCGACATAAAACTCGACTTGTCTTTATTTATTAAGTAAACAACATGTTAAAACATAAAAAAAGAATTATAGAAGGTATTGATGAAGAGGGTAGTCCTGACATGAAATACTACGCCTTTGACTGGGATGACAATATTATGACCATGCCAACTAAAATACTTTTAAAAGATGAAGACGGTGATGAAGTGGGAATGTCTACTGAAGATTTTGCCGAATATAGAATTGATATCGGTAAAAACCCTTTTGAATATGAAGGTCACACTATTGTAGGTTTTGGGGAAGAACCTTTTAAATACTTTGGTGTAAAAGGTGATAGACAATTTATTATTGATTCTTTATTAGCCAAACCAGGTCCTGCTTGGAGAGACTTTGTTGAATCAATTAACAACGGGTCAATTTTTTCTATAGTAACGGCAAGGGGACATACCCCAAGTGTTATTAAAGAGGCGTGTTACAATCTTATTATATCTAACCATATGGGGATTAGTTCAAATGAATTAGTTAAGAATTTGGAAAAATATAGAGATTTAGCTGATGAAGGAGAAATGTCTAAAAAAGACATGATTAGAGAATATCTTGATATGTGTAAGTTTTATCCCGTATCTTATGGTGAAGGTTCTGCAACCAACCCTGAAGAAGGTAAAATTAAGGCTTTAAAAGAGTTTGTTCAATTTGTTAGGGAGATGTCTTCAAAGATTCACAAGAAAGCGTTTCTTAAAAATAAAGTGACTAATAATTTTGTACCTACAATAGGATTTTCAGATGATGATATAAGAAATGTGGAAAAAGTTAAATCAGCGTTTGAAAAAGAACCAGATAATATAATTAAAACCTATTCAACTGCAGGAGGAATAAAAAAAGCATATTAACTAGGTAATTTATACTAGAAAGATTAAAATAAAAAAAAACAAAGTAAAGAGAAAATTTTTTATCTCGATATATTTATAATAAAATAAACAAACAAACAAAAAAATATTACAATGGCTGATTTACTAATGAAAATGCCGATTCCTTACGAACCGAAAAACAAAACAGGTTCATTCTTCGTTTCCCTTCGACTTTGGGAATTAACGAATGGTTCGTTGAATCGACATCTAGACCACATATAACAATTAACCCTGTTGAAATCCCGTTCCTAAATACATCAACGTATGTTGCAGGTCGTTTCACTTGGGGAACAATAAACGTTAAATTCCGTGACCCAATCGGACCTTCAGCGTCACAAGCTCTTATGGAGTGGGTACGTTTATGTGCTGAGTCTGTAACAGGTCGTATGGGATATGCCGCGGGTTATAAGAAAAATATTGACCTTGAGATGTTAGACCCTACAGGAGTTGTTGTGGAAAAATGGATTATGGAGGGAAGTTTTCTATCTGATGTTAACTTTGACTCATTGGCTTACAATACTGACGCGATTGCGAGTATTACTGCCACAATTCGTATGGACCGTTGTATATTAGTGTATTGATTTTTAACTATTAAAATACATCGATTCATTGACAATATTGTGAAATTCCTATATATTTATTTATATGGGAATTTTTTTTTGTAAAATATGTCAAAAAGAATGTGAGGGGTTAAACTCTTTAAGGTCACATTCTATTCAGAAACATAATATTTCTTCAGAACAAATTTATATTGATTATGTTTTAAATGGTGTTAAACCTACTTGTGAATGTGGGTGTGGAAAAACGACAAAATTTTTGTCGGTAGGAAGAGGATATTCTAAATTTATACAATCTCACCACAATA